TTGAAAGTTGAAACTCGTCGATCGGAAAAAGCCGAAAAGGGAGGAGACGCGAAAGACGACTCCGCAACGAAAACGGTCGAGAATGAAAAGAAGAAAACCGCCGCCGTTGATGCGGAAACAAAGAAGAGAATCGCCTCTCTTCAAAATGAACAAGCAATCCTCCAGGCCCAAGCGGACGGAGCGTCCGCGAAACAAATTGAGTTCATAAAGAGACGACAAGAACTCGACGATGAGGCGAGAGAGATTGATCAAATTAAAAATGAAGAGGAGCGAGAACTCGCCCTTGAAAATATGAGGATAAAAGAAGAGGAACTCACGACGGAAAAACTCGAGGGAGTTGAAAGACGCCGTGAACTCGAGGCGGAAATTCGAGAGGGAGATCTTGAGATCGCCGAAGAACTCGACGCCCTCGACAAAGAGAATCGAACGGCGAAAGACGCCGAAGAACTCGAGGCATTGAGAGCGTCCTTATTGACGAAAAAAGAGGCGAGAGACGCCGTTCAAAGAGATAAACTCAAAAAGGATATTGCGACTCGAAATCAATTCTTAAAAGATGAAATCAAACACGGAAAAGCCGTCGCGAATATCAATAAATTTTTACAATCCGAAGAGGTCAAAGGAGTTGAACAAGGAACCGCTCAACTCGTCAAACTTCAAAATTCGAAAAACAATACTTTAAAAGGAATCGGAAAAGCCGCGGCCGTGACTCAAATCACGCTCGACACGGCGAAAGGCGCGATGAGTGCTTATTCCGGATTCGCGACGATTCCGATTGTCGGAGTCGCGCTCGGGATCGCCGCCGCGGCCGGAGTTATTGCTTATGGGGCCGAACAAATTGGATCGGTTCTTTCGGCGAATCGTGGTGGTATGGTTCCGCGAAACCTGGGAATCCCGGGACAAGATTCCGTTTCGGCGTCATTGACTCCGGGAGAGTTGATTGTCCCCGAACAAAACTTCGACGAGGTTGTGAACTCCGTCGCGGATTCAAGACGAGGAAACAACGACGGAGGCGGAACTCAAGGAACCGCCGGGGCCGTTGGTTCTTCAAATGTTTTTAATATAAACGGGGACGTCCTGGCCGACGAAGTATTCATCGACCGACTTATCGACGGACTCAACGAGGCGGTCGAAGAACGAAACGCGACCTTGTCCGCGACGGCCCTCGTATAAGGAGAGAGAATGAGTTTTCCAATCCCGAAAATACAATGGGGAAATACAACGGTTTCGGGAGTGACTTCTCTCGGGGCGAACGATATCAATTTCATTGCGGACACTTCAAGTCTTAAGCTTGGAATGACGATTGATGATCCCGAGTTCCCGGAAGGGACAACGATTATCACGATCAACGCGAATCAAATATTTTTATCAAACAACGCGACGGCCTCAAGTTCGGGGCCTCGATCATTTTTGTTTGAGTTCTTGTTTCGATATCCTTCAATTATTGACGACGGAGAACAACTCCTCCCAAAACGGAGAGTGAGAACCGCGATATCCGGAGTTGATCAAGTCTCGGTTGATCATATAAAATACGAGAGAGAAGTTGAGTTCGGACACTTGACCGAAGATGAAATCGACACTTTAAAGAATGATTTTTTTCGAGATCATGCAATTTATGGTTTTGAATTTTTATTCTTTCCGGATCAAAACACAACGGAAAGTTTTTTATATGAACTTATGAAAGGGAAATTCGAACCGGAAAGACTCGGGAACTCCGACAAATTCAGTTTCAAAACAACTTTTAAAAGGATTGAATTTTAATGACAACTTATATCGATGAGGTTGAATCAAAAAAGAAGTTCGTCGGGAACGTTATAATCCTTTTAAAAGGAGAATATTTTTCAATCCGTCAACCGGACTCGGGACTTGTCGTTCCCGTGAACAACAACGGTTCCGTGATTTCACTCACGGTCAATCCTTCAAAGGTTGATCTCAAAAAAGCGAATACGACAATCAATTCATATTCATTTCGAATCAATGATAAAAACCTCGTAATATCTCAACTTTTAAAGGACAACTCGAAACTCCTTATTGATGAGGAGGTTCGAATCTTTTTAGGGAGAACCGGAGTCTCAATGGACTTCGCGGATTATTTTGAACTCCCGACCGTGAAAGTTAAAAAATTGAAACACGCCGATATTTCATTCAACTTTTCGGCGGTTGATTCAATCGATCGAATGAACAAAGATTTTTTCTCAATTTCAACAACTCTTCAAGCGAATATTTTGAACAATACAACGACGTTTCAACTTGGAGACGTCGAGAACTTTCCGGACGCCGGATTCGGTTTTCTTGATGAGGAGTTCGTTTCTTGGACGGGGCGAGACGTTGGACTCAATCAAATTTCGGGCGTTGTTCGCGGCGAGTTTGGAACGGTTCCGGCGGCCCATGATTTCGGGACTCAATTTTTCAACGTTGACGAGGTTGAGGAAAATCCGATCACGGCGTTGTTGCAATTCTTGACGTCAACGGGAACCGCAACGAACGGGCCTTATGACGTTTTATCCGATGGCCTGGCCATTGATCAAGGATTGATTGACGTCGCGGAAATGGAGGGAATAAGGGACGATTTTTTCACTCTCCAAACCTTTAATTTTAAGATGTATAACACCGGAAACGCTCTCAAGTTCTTCGAAAAGGAAGTTCTCGGGGCGACGAATACTCGTTTTATTGTGAACGAGAATCAAAAAATCTCCCTGGCCGTATTGGATCAAGCCGGATTTGATGAGGGATCGGACAATCCTCTCGGAGAAACTTCGATTTCGAAATATCCGAAATGGGACGTGAACGTCAAAAACGTTGTTTCATCAATTCAAATCGAATACGACTTCAATGACGGGACAAATAAATATGAACAAATAAAAACGTTCACAACGGCCCTCGATGAGAACGACACCGTGATCGTCGAAAAACCTTTGAAGATAAAATATAAAGCAATCCGGGAGAGTCTCGGAGGAAATGCAATTGTTCAAGAGATCGGACAAAGATATCTCGCGAGATTCGAAACACCGACTCCCGAAATCCAGGTTCGCTCTCATATCGACAAATCACTTTTAAACGTCGGAGATAAGGTTCTCTTGACCTCTTCTCAAATCCCGAACGCGTCGGGTTCTTTGACCTTCGCGGACACTCTTGAAGTAATCTCAAGGGCCCTCAATCATATAACCGGGGACGTGACCTTCAAACTTCAATATACTTCATACGCCGGGATTCGCGGAGCTTATATCGCCCCTTGTACTTCGATTGTCGGAGTTCAATCTCAACAAGCGTTTGAATTTCCGGCCGGACGTGCGGCGGAATACGAGATCGGATGGAAAGTCCGGTTGTGGGATATGACGGTCGAGGTTGATTATGGAGGGGAACTCTTCGTTGTCGGAGCTTATACGGGCGACGGAGTGAGAACGATTGTTGATATTGACGTCGCGAATGATATAATTTTCATCGACTCGCCTTTCACAACGATATTGAATGACACCGACTTCGCGATCCGGTTCGCGACTTATGACGAAGTGAACTCGAGTCAAAAAAAGTTCGCCTTTGTTGGTGAAACAACCGGAGGCGACTTCGACGACGGAGCGTCCGCCTATAAAATAGGACTTTAAGGAGAATATATATGGCTTTTAATCCACTTGATCCAAGCGAAACGGAGTTCAAAGCTCCGATTGATGAAACACTTATGGAGAAAATTCGAACGAACTTCGACGATCACGAATCGAGGATCGGAGGAGGAGGAGGCGGCGGCGGCGGCGCGATTCAATTTAAAGTGAACGGCGGTCTTGTCAAACTCGCCTCGCTCCTTGGATCAAATCCGGAGTATGGAGAAAAGCTCGACGGGGCCCATGTTACGGCCGGACAATCTTTCACTCGAGTTCGCGCTTATCTTAAAAAGAACGGCGACAACGGATCGACAAGGTTTGATTTGAGGAGACACTTGAGAGTCAATCATCCGATCACTTTTATAAACCCTCAACTCGATCGACTTATTCAATCGGTCGGGAGACTCGGTTCTCCTCTCGCGACTCAAGCCGTGACGAAAAGAACTCCTCAAATTTCAACTCAACTTATAAATCGCGCGAAAGGATCTCAAACAATCGAATCGTGTATAAACCTTGGAGACGGAACCGTTCGATATAATATCACGGGAGGAGTTGTCCTTGATGCGGATTGGATTGTCGGAAAAAAAGTCAAAATCGCGTCAATGGCGAACGGCGGAAATAACGGGGAGTTCACAATTGTCGAATCGAATCCGGAAGGATATCCGGCGATTATCGTCACGAACGGTTCGGGAGTTGATGAAACCGGGGCGACCGGATCTCTCAATCTTCAAATGTTCGAATATGTATTCACGAACCCGATTGACGTTCAAGGATTCAAGATCGGAGAGATCGCTCGATTCGCCTCTCATGCGAACGGAAACAATAACGGAGATCTCGAAATCATTCGATTGAATGACGGCGGAAATAATTTAATTGTTTATAATAACACGGCCGGAGCGGACGCGGACGGGGCCCCTTCGGGAACGTGCGATTCTCTTCGTATGGTATATACTTTCGCCGCCCCGGTTGACGACACGGCCTATATAATTGGAGAGTTCGCTTTTTTTACTGGCCATACTTCCGGGAATAATAACGGCGATTTTGAAGTTCGAGAAGTGAACGAGGCCGGAAATAATTTGATCGTGACGAACTCAAACACGTTGACCGTTCAAGGCGGTTCCGGAGGAACGGCGAATTGTCCGCGTTGGATTTATGCGGTCAACACCGATCCGACTCCGGATATTGACGTCGGAGACAACGTTGTTTTTTCCGGAATGAGTTCGGGCGCGAATGACGGACAATTTGAAGTGAAAGAACTCAATCGTTTCGCCCTCAATAATATAATTGTTTATAATACGGCCGGAGTCACTCAAGGCGGCGCGGCCGGACAAGTTGAATCGGAGAGAGTTGTCGTCGGTTTCGACGTCGATCATTCGGCCGATTATGATATCACTCGTTCATTCGCGCTTTTAAAAGGGTTCGTCAATGGAGGAAACAACGGATCTTTCGAGGTTGTTGAAACGAATCGAGGAGGAGGAGCGGCGACGAATATCGTTGTTCTTAATACGGCCGCCGTCGAGGAAGATATCCCGATCGGTCACGTTGACCTTGAAACGAGATCCTTATTCAACGAACCTCTCCCGGAAATCCCAACCGGAGAGGACGTCGTTTTCGCCGGAGCGTCCGCCGTATTCAATGCGGCGACGGTTGAAACCGATGCAATGATCACTCTTGATATATTAGAACTTCCGGACGGACTTCCGGAGGACTTCTCGGTTGATTTAAGTTAAACTTTTTAAAGGAGAAAAAATATGACAACACTTGCAAGCTCATCCCTTCCGGTTCCCGAACAAGTAATCGTCGGAACGGGTTCTTATACGATCCCGGTCAATCGATATGCTTATGCGAATTTAACAAGCACCGTCACTTGGGCCGGACAAGATGCCTCGAATTTGAACGTGAATAGTTTGATGAGTCTCGGGACGTCCTCAACCGCGAATAAGGGAGGTCAATGGCTTGTCGCCGGAAACACTCTTTCAACCTCGAACTCCTTTCCAACGGATCAAATGACTTATGCCGGAAACGTCGGAGCGACCGGGGGACAATATGCTTATGCGAGAGTCCTTATAAATGGGACTGATAATTGCGCAAGTTGGGCCGGTTGTTCAAGTTTCAATCGAGGAACCTCAACAAGTACGGTCTTAAGATCAACCGGGGCCGCCGGATGGAGCGCGTCTCTTTATAGAATACCGAAGGGGAACCTTCCAAGCGGCGCGGCCGAAGGAGAATAAAAATGTTCAAACTTGAAGTAATAAAACTAAATGATGAGATTGAAAATATTTATAATATGAATATTGATGAGGATGATTTTATTCGTTTCATTCCCGGTCAATATGGAGTCGCAAAAGAGAACGTGAAAGTTTTCACAATGGACGACTCGAAAAAAGATGAGCTTGAGGCTTATCTTAAATTGGGGCCCGAGTATATGCTCGAACTCGGAGAGTCGGGAAAAATTAAAGTGATAAAAGTCACGGAGGTTTTGAATGAAACAACTCAAGCGATCGAGGAGTCAATTGAATTGATGGCCGAATACGTTGGGACTCTTATTCAATGGCCATATATTGAAAACCTAGCAAAAGACAAAAAAGGGAACTTCATTCATTTTGAAGGACTCGAGTTTTTGGGGAACGGTCACGAATTATGATCGCGATAAAATATCTCCAAGGGATCGCCTTTCAATGGCCGGAGAAAATCCGAACGGGAGTTGATTCCCTCCCTCAATTCTTTGATGAGATAATCACTCAAGGAGTTTACGATCAATTGATTCTCGATAATCAAGCGGCGTTTGATGCTTATAAATTGGAGAACGAAACAACTTCGGAGACGGGAAAGTTTCAAGTCCTTCGTGATTTTTGGCAAAAAAAAGCGGACGAACTCGCGGTTGAAAATATCGGAAAAGGAATCACGGCCGCCGGAAAATCGAAAGAAGTCGCGGACGCTTTTCGCGACGTCGTATATTATTTGAACGCGAACACTCCGACGGAGGCGTTGAACTCACTCGCCGCAATCACTCCGATCACGACGTTCCTTGAACAATCAACGATCGATTCTCTTTCGGCGGATTTTGTTTCATTGATAGGAGAGTTATGGCCTCAATAAAAAACGAAATTAAATACGCGCTTTATATTTTAACTCTCGGAATCTCGTTGACCGTTTATGCTCATCAAAACTTCGCAACAAAAACCGAAGTGAGAGAGACTCGGGATATTATAAAAACCGAAGTGAAAGATCTTAAAAGAACGTTGAGAATAATTGATAAACGGATTTATGAAATTCATAAATTCTTAAAACCATAAAGGAGAATTGATATGACTGAATTAAAAAAGGAAGTTGAGATCGGAAGTGAACTTGATTTTGAAGTTAAACTCGAGGACGGAAAAGCGATCATCGGTCTTGAACACGAAGGATCTCTCGGATTCGCAAAAGTTGAGGTCGGAGTTGACGCCGTGAAACTTGTTGATAAGTTGACGGATCTTATTCCGGGCGAAATGGACGACGCGATTCTTGATAATTGGGTCGCGAATCTTCTCGCGAAGAAAACGAACCCATAATGAAAAGGGTTATTGAATATTCGAGAAGATTATTCGAGGCCATACGAGGGCGACTCATAAAGTTCGCCCTCCTTAAAATTTTCGGTCGAGTGATCGGCGGATTTTGGGGTTTTATTGCGACGGAAGTTCTCGGAAGGATAATCGATAAGATTATAAAGCCCGGTTATAAATGGGCCGTTCGGAAATTATACGTCGCATATCAAAAAACGAAGTTCAAGAAAAAAGCCGTCAAGGTTGAGGAGGCGAAAAATGAAAATGATTTTGATAATTCTTTCGACGATCTCCCTTAGTTCTTGTCAAAATATTCCGATAATGAAGGAACCGATCGAACGTTGTGGGATTTTTCTCGAACAACTTGGAGAGGACACGTTCACGGGAAAATGCCGTTGTCATTTATATGAGATCACGCCGGATAATATCGGAAGGATTTCGGAGAGTGTCGATCACTCCTTGAAATATTGCGATCGTTTTGTCGCCTTTAAGGCGTCCGGATCTTGGACGGAACTTCGAACATGGTTCGAGGATCTTATGTTCTTATATAATCAAAACAAAAAGAAAATCAAAAAGGCCGAAAAGAAGGCCAGGAAAAAGGCCAGGAAATGAAGGCCGAAACGATTGTCTCGTTGATGATCGTTCCTCTCGTTTGGATCGTATATCTTTTATTGAAAGACAAGATTGAAAAGTCCGAGGCCGTGACTCTCCGCGAGACAAATTTTCTCCGAACCGAACTTCAATTTTTGAATCAAAAACAAATCAATCTCCTTGAAACCTTCGTGAATAAGTTCGCATCGTGGGAAAATAAGCTCAAGGACGTCGTTTCCGATATCAATGAAGGGAAAGATCCCTCTCAATCATTGGAGTGTTTTGAGGGCGAATCCGAGCGTCTCCGGGATTACTTTTCGACGTCGATTGATCTTGTTAAAAATGAAATGAAAAGACTTGAAAAAGTTGTCCGGACACGGGAGAATAAATCAATTCACGGGAACGGGGACTTGACCTCAACAATTGAAAGAGAGATATCCCATCAAAAAGATTTGATCGCGAAGTTTCACGAAATTTTGAGATCGATGAATTTTAAAAACAAATCTCTTGAGAGGATGATCGGACTCAATCAAAGGAAAATCGCCGCTCTCGAGAAAAATGTTTCATTCGGAAAAATATCAATAAAATAGGCCCTCCCTGGCCCCGTGAATCATCCGTGATAATATAAGGATATCAGTTTATGACACCAAAAAGAAGAGAACTCATAATGAAAGTCGCGGACGACGATCTCCGTTGTTTTCCAATACTGCACAAAATTGATCGGTTTGTTCACGCGGACAAGATCCTCGAATATTTCGTCAAGGAAAAGATCACGGGGAAACGATTTTATGATGATTTTTATTTAAGAAAATTCAAATTGTCATGGTTGAGCATGGGAAAATGGGCCGTAATGAAACTTCAAAAAGAAAAACATTATCGCCCGATTATCGCCGGGAAGGATTTTCGAGTTTAACAAAAAGAATTGAGTTCTCTTGATAATTGGAGGCGATCTTGATGGGCCTCATAATCCGAATCGTCACAATCTTGAATCTCTTTGACGAGAAAATCGATCGCGGTTTCGTCGTGTTTTTCGTGTCCATTATCATCGAAAATTCTCTCGATCTCCTCTTGAGAATATGAGTGTTTTTCCATAAGGAACACGGCCAGGCCTCGAACAATAATATCGTTTTTATATTCAAGTTTTTTTTCCGCATTGGAACACTTGAAACAAAGGCCGGAGGCGACAAGGAAATCAATTGATGAGCATTTCGAACAAGGTTTTTTCATCCTCAAGTTATAACACGACCAGGCCTGGCCAGGCCTTGAGTTGTAAAATTTATATATATTCTTTTAAGTTGTCTTTAACATGAGCAAGATCATAAGCAACAAAACCGCGACCGCCTTGATTATTGATATCATCGAGAAACTCCCTTTGAGACGGGCGCGTCCTCGCTTGTTCGTTTTTCTTGACCTCAATCGCGAGGAACTTTCCGTCCGGTAATATTCCAAGTATATCGGAAACACCGTTTCGATCCCATTTTGATTTCGAACGGAAACGTTTTCCGCTTGGATCATAAACACCGCCGGAGTTGTTTCTCCAGGCCGTTATTTTTTTGAATCTTAAAAACTCGAGAATTGAGTTTTGAATTTCGTTTTCAGATAAGGGACGTCCGATTCCTTTCAAGCTCACGAAGTCTCCTCAATATTCGCTCCATTGCGATTCGATCACTCTTCGCATTGTGATGATTCAATTTTATCGAAAAATGCTCGGAAAGGGAATCAAGAGACGTTGATTTCGGAATCGGAAAACCTCGTTTTCGGAGGTCAACGGCGATCGTGTCGGTCGATAAGTTCATATCGTCGCGAAAGAATTGATGAAAATAATCAAACTCTTCGAAGTGATAATGAAAGTCCATTTTTAAAAAGGCGAAATCGAAGTGATAAAAACCCTCTTTATTGTATGGCCTGGAATGACAAAGAAAATAAAACGGTTCCTTCGGGATAAACTCGATAAGGCGTTCGAGAGTTTCCTTCCTTGGAGGAAATTTCATGGCCAGGCCTTTGCGAATCCGATGAATCTTGAACGCCTCCTCGCTCCATTTATAAGGACGAGAAGTGAGTTCAAGTTCGGCCAGGGTTTCCAGGGTTTCGAAATCCAAGATCCCGAAAGATCCCGTGATCCAATCGTCTTGACTCGGATTGAGTCCGGTTGTTTCAAGGTCGCATGAGAGAATCTTCATTTCACTCGAAATCTCTCGCATCAAACCAGGCCGAAGTGTATTTTCCCGGAGCGGTTTGAATCCCGACTCGTTTGAATCCTTCGCGATCCTCAATGAACTCGACTTCCTGGCCCTTGAAGGACTCGAGGAGAGTTCCCTTATTATGTTCGAGATTTGTTTTGACGTTCACTTTCGTTCGAACGTGCGGTTTCGTCACTCCGTTATTGTTATTTTTTGCCATTGCTTTTCTCCTTTATAAAATTATTCCCGAGTTTTTTTGAGATTGATCATGTAGTTTCACAATTTCCCGGAGAGTTTTCACTTCATAAACGGCGGCGTTGAACTCAATTATAAACTTCTCAATCGCCTCGACGAGAACTTTCGTGTCAACGATTTCCGGAATCGTCATATCGGGCGGCGGATTTTGAACGAGGTGTTGTTGACCTTGCAAAAATTGAAGTAATATCGCGACCGGATTGTCGTCTATTTTCTTTTTATTCGGATCTTGTTGAGACACTTTTTGAACTCCTTTTTGATTTCGTTGAACAATCCTCGAGACTCACGTTTCAATTTCCATTGATGAAAACCGAGAGTCCCTTCAATTGCAATTATATATTTTTTATCGTGACGATGATTGAGGTTATTGAAGAAAACTTCTCCCTCCGTTTTTCCCCAACAATCGCGAACGAATTGTTTGACGTCCTCGTCTCTTTGATCAAGCGTTTCCATTATAGGGCCCTTATCATCTTGATCCAAAAATCGGCCATCTTTCGAACTCCGAAATCCTCTTCGTCTAAAAATTGGGCCGTGTCCTCCGTTTGATAATCGCCGAAGAACGGTTCGAATAACATGGCCATGACTCCGCGTTTTTCCGCCTCAAAAACAAAGGTTGATCCGCGATCATTTTTCTTGAGAGCTTTTATCCCTCGAACTCCTTTATATTCACGACGTTTCACAATATCAAATTGAGTTGAAAATCCGTCGATCATAAGATTCGCATAATTCGCGGTTTTGTCCGCTCCGTGTTTGATGAGCATTTCACAACCTCTCGCCTCCGGAACTCCGGCCGCATTGAAATGAAACTCAATCGCGAGATCAATCTTATCTTTTTCGAGTTGTTTCGCGAGAGTTCTCATCGCGCTCGAATAAGATCCCTCCTCTCGAAGATATTTGAAAACTTGTTTCCCGTTTGGAATCATTTCGGCGTTGATGATATCAACGATCCGACGATTCAATTGAAACTCTCTTTGATTGTTATAAGTTCTCATTCCCCATTTGTTCGGCGTATGGCCTGGGATGATCGCGACTCTCCGGATTTCGGATTGAGGTTGTTGAATGACGTCGTCGATTTGATCCGGAGTCGTTGACGGAGTTCTCTCTCTTTTTTTAAAGCATTTAAACATTTTTGATTCCCCTTAATATGGTTTCAATCACCTTGACCGTGACCGCGTTTCCGATTTGTTTATATCTTTGATTGTCCGAGACTCCCTCCGTCCAACCGGGAGGAAAGGATTGAAGAACTTCGGCCTCTTCGGGAGTGAGTTCTCGGAGAGTTCCCTTATCATCAACGAAAGTTTTCGAGGATTGTCCCGAACAAGCCCATCCTCCCGTGAGAGTGTTCGCTTTTCCGTCGCGATATTCTCGATCTTGATAATATTTTCCGTTCTCGTTTTGTTTCCAAGTGTCGAGAACGGTTCCGTCGGGTTTCGGAGTCCTTCCGGACTTCGACCAACGAACGAGAGAATGATTTCGAACTCCTCGATCCCATAAGTCTTTCGTTTCGATATCCCAATTGAACCAATAAAGTCGATCTCTCATTTGAGGCGTGATGAAATCCGAACAAATTCTCATCGGTTGAACTCCAAGAACTTCGGAAATCGTGTCTCGATCCTCTTCGCTCATTGAGGCGACGTTCTCAAGGAGAAAATATTTCGGTTTTTTCACTCGAACAATATGAGCGAAGGCATAAAACAAATTCGAACGAGATCCCTTGAGGCCCTTTCGGTTCTTTGTTTGGATTGATAAATCTTGACAAGGAGATCCGGCGAACAAAAAATCAACTCTCGGGAGACAACCGATTCGAAAATCGTTCGGTTCTCCGTTCTCATCAAAAACATAAGACGAAATATCTCCGATATTCTTTGAGTGATTATGAGGAAAGTTCTTCAAATAAGTTTCGATTGAGGACTTGTTGATCTCGCTCCAATAAGAACAAAACGCCGAAGGGAAAACTCTTTTCATTGCGAGAGAGAATCCTCCGACTCCCGTGAATAAATCTCCATAATTCATAGATCAATCACCTTCGTTTGAAAGTTTAAAGGATTCAAAAACGATGCGAGTTGATTTTTTCTCATTTCACGAAACCAAACTTTTTCGTCGCCGTTCCAATAAAACCCGGCGTCCTTCGCTTTTTGTCTCCCGTCATAAGAAACTTGAGCGAGAACTTTCACTCGAGGAGAATCCGCGTTGTCGATTATAGTATTGATATCGTACTTGGAAAGAACTTGGAGCATTGTGAGAACGTCGGTCACGGCCCGATGGGCGAAAGGATTGACGAACCCATGACAAGCGGCCAGGTATATAAGGGAACGAGATCTCATCGTCGAGGGATAATCAATATCCGTTTGAGTGTCGATCCAATTTCGTTCCCAGGCCGGAGAGGTCACGTCCATTTTTTGACGAGTGATAAAATGATTCAAGATCGGCTTGTCAAATTGGTTCCCATTATGGCCGACAACTCGATCCGCTTTAATTAAAAGAGAATGAAGTCTCGAGATCGCCTCGCTTGGAATGAGTCCGTGATTCATTATCATATCATTATTGATCCCGGTATATTCCGAGGCCTGGGAGTGAACTCCTTGTTCTTCATTGACGAGAAGATTCTCAATTTCGAGAGGCGTGTTCGTGTCGGTTTCCCATAAAACCGCGCCGATTTCGGTCACGATTGTTTTGTCCTTTGACGTGTCGAAACTCGATCCGGTTTCGATATCAACTCCGAGTATTTTCATATTTTATCTCCTTATTAGTAAAAACGTTTTGTCACGTTCGTCCATTTCCCATCGCGTTCGATCTTAATTTTGACCGGACACCGTTTATAAATTGATTGTTCTTCGACAAATTGCTTATGAGCATAAGTCCCAATTTTTATATAATCGATATATGTATTCAATAAAGTCATATAAGTAATTTTGAGACACTTATTCCCGGCCCTTGAAACATAATCATCCTCGATCGTCCATTGCATAAGTTTGATCGTGTCCTCTTTTTTTAATTTGTTATTGAAGGTATGATTCCCGGCGGTTGTTGTGAGTTTCTTTGTCCGATCAACGGGTTTCGTCTCCTCCTTATAAAGTTCATAAGCGCAATTTTTACAATGAGACGCCGGGAGAAAAATAAAATGTTCACAACTCGGACAAATAATCGCCTTTTTTTCCGCCTTGTTCGCCTTTGATTTTGGATCATTGACGACGGGATTGTTCGGATGGCCCAACGCCTCGACAACTTCTCCGTAATCGAGAAACAAACAATCTTTTTTCCCAGGAAATAAGCGAAGTCCTCGTCCGCATAATTGAACATATAAGACGGGAGATCTCATCGGCCTCATGTTCACGATCGCGTGAATCGCGTCGTAATCATAGCCCTCCGAAACCATTGTGACGGAAGTTATATGACGAACGGAACCTTTTTCAAACTCGTCGATATTGAGTTTTTGTTCGCCCTTTTTAAGTTTGGAATGAATAATTGTCGCCGCCTCATACTTCGAGATTTCCTCTTGAACGAGTTCCGCGTGTTCAATACAAGTACAACTCCAAACGATTTTATTTCGTCCGGAGAGTCGAGGGAGAGCGTCCGCGACTTGAAGTTTTATTTTCTCTTGATCCTTGGAGAGTTTTTCAACGTCTTTTTGAACGAAGTCTCCTTTCCTTTTCCGAAGTTTGGACGTGTCGAATCCTTCCTTTGTTGATTGAAAGATCGGATCGACAATAAATCCGGCGGCGATCATTTCCTTGAGAGTCTTTCGATAGGTGATTCGTTTGATCTCTTTGTCCTGGCCGAAGATATAACCTCCGGAGGCCGTGAAAGGAGTCGCCGTGAATCGAACGATCTTGAGGTTCGGATTCTTTTCCCGAAGTCTTAATATAAAGTTTTGATAAACGAGAGAATTTTCCGCATTATGGGCCTCGTCAATTATCAATAAATGAAGGAAGGGAGTTGTTTTTTCAACCGTATTGATCGAGGCGACCGTGATCTCGTTTCCGTCGTCATAATCTCCAAGTGATCCGCAATAAAGACCGATATTCTCATCGTCGATCGCGCCGATCAATTTGTCTCGCGTTTGAGTAACGAGTTTCACTTGATTGACGAGAACCATTGACTTGAGAACACGCCCTCCGAGTTTCATTTTCTCGAGAGATTTTTTCAACAATAAAGTGAAAATGATTGTCTTTCCCGATGCGGTCGGGAGAACAATGAGAACGTCATTCTCTTTTCGAATTGAGTTCCAAGTTGTTTCGATGCAATCGGCTTGATATGGCCTGGCCGTAATCATTGAAGAGTTTCTCCAAGAACAACGCGTTTCATCTTCGCGACTTCGTTGAGAAGTCCCTTTTTCGTCTCTTGACTCATTGTCGGATAAACGATCTCCATTGAAAGAGATTCGATTGTCCCGATGAGAGTTCTTGTTTCCATTTTATGAAATCCCTCTCTCATCGCCTTTGATCTTTCCTCAAGGTTTGATTGAAGGTGTTTAAAAAAGAGAACGAACGCGAGAAGAAAAACAACGAGAAAATAATTTTTCGGCGTTGGATCGAAGGTCGCGAAAGAGAGAACGATCACGGCGTCGAAAATCAAACTCCATTTGTTTTCCTTGATATATCTCATTTTTTCTTTCCAGTATTCTTTGAATTATTTTCATTAAATTTCCCCATTTTGATTATCGAATCAACTTGAAAAAGCTCCGACGCGCTCATGTTCGCGACTTGTTTCTTGATTTCCAGGGTTTCTTTTTCAAGTAATCCCTTTTCGGTCATAAGTTCGACAAGACAATCTCCGATTGACTTCATTGGTGTTTTCATATCTCTTCTCCTAGTTTGACAATATAGTCTTTATTCATCGCCGGATCGGTTTCAACTTCAATTGAGACAACGGATCTCTTTAAACTTGGAAGTCCCGAAAGAACTTTTTTCGTTTGAAAGTTATACGCGATCAATGAGATATTTTTCCCGGGCGAGAGATAAGTCGGTTCCTCGCGAAAGACGAGTTCGCCTTTCCGCTTTTCATAAATTTTCATCCAATCGTTCGGAGTGACTTCGACTCTTTTATATATTTTGGTTTTATTCACAATTTTCCCCTTGAAATAAAAAGCCCCTTGAGGTGGGGCCAGGCCTGGACTTATAACGAGTCCAATCTCCGGGGACAAGGTTGTTCGAAATTCCGGCGTCTCCTCCCGTTTTATGAATCTCTTTTATATAATCCTAATCAAAGGGCGTCGATTCCGGTTGAGAACCTTCGGCGACGTAATCGTTTGGACAAGCTGAAAAGCCCGTGACGCGATTTTTCTCGCCATACGAGTCGGTTTTCACGGTCAATTTAACCATTGTCTCCAGGCCGACAAGTGCTTGTTCGTCGTTGAATAATCCCGGAGATCCTCCGGCGGCGACGATCATTGACTTGATTCGTCCGAGTCCAATTTGAACGGCCTCGGGATTGTCGTTCTTAATATTGAACATTTCCCAAAACTTTCGACCGTTTTGATTCTCGTCCGTGACCGTGAATTGACAATCAATCATAAGGCCTCCGTTCTTTGTCTCTTTAAGTTCGGCCGTTTCAACCGCCGCTCGATAAGTCCCGGCCGGAATACAACCGCCGTTCGACTCCTCAACTTCATTTAAGTCAAAATTAAAACTCATTTTGATGCTCCTTTTTGTTTGGTTGTTTCTTGATTTGAGTTCAAGATTTTATTGATAATATGATTCATATTCGGATCTTCGAATTGTTTAAGTTTCCCGGAACGATCTCCGGCGATCGCCTTGTCATAAGTTGACGTGACGAGTTTTCGAATTTCCTTTCCTTCGTCGTTCATAAATTTTCGATATTGAAAAACCTCATCGACTAGGGCCGGAACTCTTTGAGAGATCTTTCCGTTGAGATCAACTCCGACAAATCTCCGTGAGAGATCATCTTTGTCCGCGACTTCGAGGGCCAGGAATAAAACATTGTAAGGCTTATAGTCTCTCATTTGTTTAACGAGATCCGTTATTTTATCGGAATAATCGCCCCATAATCTCAATGAATCTTTCGCGTCCGGATATTTTTTCTTCATTGATTCAACGAGGCATTGACCGACCTCCGTGAGAGAATCAATCACAATCCACTTATATTTTTTCTTCATTTCGTCTTTCGACAAAACGTTCGTGAATAAATGAATGAGCTTTTCGAATCGCATATCCCGACTCATTGGAACGTTGTTCTTGTCAACCGTACAATCATAAACGTCGATGATCTCATCTTGAAGAGATAAAAGTCCGTTTTCCATATTGACGATGAGAGTTTTTCCGGGAAGTGTTTTCGCGAGAGAAGTCTTTCCGATTTTTGGTTGACCGTAAACGAGCGCAACAATGCGCGCATCTTGTTTGATCTTTTTCGTGTCCGTAAACATATTATTTTCCCCTTGATTGATTGAAGGCATTGAACTATTATCTCAAAACATTGTCAACAATAAAAAAAGGGACTCAACTCAATGAAACTTCATAAATACTTGAAAGACACCGGAATCACGATCGCTCGTTTCGCGAGATCATGCGATATAAATGAAAATACAATGAACACTTATGTTCACGAAAAAGCGGAACCTAGTCTCAAAAATGCTTTAACAATTGAAGAACAATCTCACGGAGCGATTACATTGAAAGAACTCATCCTTGAGAGAACCGAAAAGAACTCTCAAGAATAAGTCTTGAACAAAAAGGGGAAAACTTTATGTTCGAGAAATACTATAACGAATATTTTGAAAAAGATCTAATTGTCATCCCATTGAGGGGAAAGATTCCCGTTCTTAAAAATTGGAGTCTCTTCGCGAAAACGCGTCCGAGCGAACTTCTCCTCGACTCATGGGAAAATAAATATAAAAGATTCAATATCGGTTTGATATGCGGCGAACTCTCCGGAGTGATCGCGATTGATATTGACAAAGAAGAGGCATTGAAAAAAGTCCCTCTTTCCCCGGTCACTAAAAAAGGGAAAAAAGGAGAGACGAGATTCTTTCGATATAATGGAGAAGTGAATTTCAAGCGTCACGATCTCGGGATTGAACTCTTGTCCAATGGAAATCAAACCGTCCTCCCTCCGTCGATTCATCCGGAGACAAAGGAGGCTTATGTTTGGAACGGACAATTCGATCTCTTGAGTTTTGATATTGAAGATCTCCCGATTCTCGATCCCGATTGGTTGAGAGAGATCGGAATGATCCCGGTTGATAAACAAGTTTCATCCGGAAGGCATAATCGACTTATTGAAATTTGTTCGGCCATGTTCGCGAGAGGAGAAGATCCAACGGCGATCGCGAACGAGTTGATTCGATATGACGAGGAGAATCACTCTCCGGCGTATTTTACGGACGACTCCGAAGCTCATGGCGGAAAGGGATTCAATTCAGCTTTAAAGATGATCGCCTCCGTTTCGGAAACAATAACGAGAAGAGGAGGGGACGTCTCTCCCAAAAAGTTCGAAATCGTATTCGGCGAAAAGGAAGTCGAAAAAGCAATCGAAGAGAACGAGAAAAAAGAACAAATGAAAGAGGTTATATATCCGGAACCTCCGGGAATGATCAAAGAGATTCAAGATCATATTCTTTCGATATCTCATAAGCCTCGAGATAAGTTCGCCCTGGCCGGAGCGTTGGGACTCATAGGAACTCTCCTTTCAAATAAGGTCAAGTTTCACGAATCGACTCCGAACTTATATCAATTATTGATCGCGGAGTCGGGAGAGGGGAAAGACGTTCCGCTCAAGGCCCCGAAAGAATTATTGATCGAGGCCGGATTGTTGCAATACGTCGGGCTTGAATCATATCGAGGGGACAAATCCGTCGTGAAAAAATTTGAATCCCAACGGGAACGAGTTGACACGCTGGACGAAGTGTCAAAACTTTTCCGCTCGATCAACTCAAAATCAAACACGTTTCAATCAAATATCGCGGAGACTCTCACGGAGATATGGAACTCCTCATCGAAGTTGTTTATGGGCCATACGACGGCCGAAGGAACGACGGGTATGGTTTTCAAGCCGTGTCTCTCTATAATGGGCGCGACGACTCCGAACTCGTTCTCCGAGACGTTCTCGAGTTCAAACTTGATGCAAGGATTCGGAGGTCGATTTGTTTATATATTTGATGATCGGAGAGTCAAGCTCAAGAGAGTGAGACGAAAGAAGTCTCCCGAAAACGTCCTGGACTTTATAGAGTATTGGGGAACGCGGAACGTCGAGATCGAGAACGTCGATATTTCAAAGACCGCAACGTTTCATCTTGACTTGTCTCAAAAAAATCCTCAAACCGTTCAACTCAAAGATCTCGAGTGTCCGGAACCGATTGACCTTCCGATTCAAGAGGAGGCGGAAAAATTACTTGATAAGGCGAGTCAATATTTCGACGAATATCGTTATCATTGCGAGGAAATGATCATCCCGATTGTTCTTCGAGCATATCAACAAATCGAGAAGATAATGATTATAAGCGCGATCGCGACGGCCTGGGAGGAAAAGGGAGTCATAAATCCGGCCCCGATGATAAAAGCGTCGGACGTTCAATTCGCGTGGGAATACGTTGAGGCGACAATCAAATCGACGGCTATCTTTTTCGGAAGGAACTTGATACAATCTAGTTTCCAACGAGACGCCCAAAAAGTCTTAAAGGTTCTTCGAGGTTTCCCGAAAGGATTATCGAAAAAGGATCTCACTTATAAGTTGAGAAACTCGTTTAAGGCGAATCAACTCTATAATAAGCGCGACGGGATTATCACTTCCTTATGCGAGGACGGACGACTCAAGGAGTTCAAGGTCAAACCCGACGAGGGGAAAGGCGGAACGGGGACAACTCTTTTCGTCTTAAACAAGGATCTTGATAATTAAAATTCTTAATATCTCAATGTTCAATTCTTATCATCTTGAAGGGTTTCTTCGGTTCTCCCTATATGGTATATATACGTTTATATATGTATTATATAAATATATTAGTTTTTTAAGAACTATAAGAACAAGCATTGAGTCAAGAGAATTTTCTCAATCAAAACAAGAGGTTCCAATTTTGGAGGGTTTCATTTTCAAAAAGGAAAGTTCCAAGGAAACTCCGCTATGACGCGAAGAGAATTGAGGAGAGTTTCACGGAGAGTTTCACTTTTCGAAATGAAACTTTCGAGTATATAAAAAATAAGGAGGACTTATGACGGACGACAAATATTTGAGATTGAAAAGATTATTGAAATCGAAAGGGATTCACGACGTCGTTCTCAATATCGAAACACCGACAACCGATGCTCCATATATATCGGGAACCGTTCATCCGGTTCGAACTCCCGTCCATACGGGAGAGATTATATTGAAGTTGTCCTATAAGGTTCGTCCGGACGATATGAGAGCGGTTGATCATGCTCTCACGATATTGAAGGAACTCAAGGAGATCGAATGATTTTCCGAGAAGTTCAATGTATAATTTTATTGATGAAACAAATAAGGAAAAATTAAATGAGTTTTGATAAGCCGGATTGTTTTTTCCGAGAGGAACAAGTTTGGAACTCCGTTTATGATCACGGAAAACAAATCATCCGGACTCAAACTCGAAACAAGTGTATTCCGAAGATCGAAAGGATTCAAGTTTCCGATAAGGATTCCGAAGAGTCTTTCGTCTTTCCAAAAAATATAACGGCGTTTTCAATTCGCGACTCCGGAAACTCTCGAATGAGATATTCCTATGAGACGGGAGAAGTTGAGAACGTTTCGGGAAACTTTTTGGAGTTCGGGCCGTACGCGATTTATAAGGAGAGTGAATTGAATCGAAAAGATTTTGACGATCTCACTCTTTATTTTTCAAGCTCGAAAGACAATAGAATCATTGAAGTTATTTATTGGACTTAAAAGGGAGAGTTTATGAGTCACGAAAGAGAAACATTTCCAATCTTGGAAAACATTGAAAACGAAAAAGGAGAAGTTGTTCATAGGTTGAACGAAGGTGATCGTCCCGTTGCGGATGATCTCACAACTAAAAAGAACGGCCTCATCGGTTTTTCATTTAAAGATAAGGACGGGAGAGTTGTTCTCCCTCAACTAAATAACGAAGGCGCGATCACGGTTTCATTTGACGCCGGAACGACAATTCGAGGACGAGGCGCGGACGTTGACGGAGACAAGGCCGCGAAGATGGTTCTTGTTGACTTGACGTTGACCGCCGATCGAACTTATTCGAAATTATCCGCTCAAGGATCTTGTTTCCGAGACACGGAGTTCGAGGTTGTTTTGATTGATGATTCCGCCGGATCTCCGGTTGAGACTCTCCTTGAAGAGTTTTTGACGGGGCCTGGACAATTCACAACGAAGTCGGGACTTGAAATCGACGAGTTTAATACAACCGGATTCTCGGGAGTTGTAAAATTACAACTTCGCGCGATAAACTTGAATCGAGAATCAAAAACAATCGGTTCGATGAGTGTCAACGAGATAATCGCGAACACAACTCCAAACCCATAAGGAAATGAAAGATGAGTCATAATCTCCCCGAGTTTTCAGATAAGGCCTCCGACGGCGGCGTCAATAAAATTTTGACCGTCGCGGCCGGAGCGATCGAGGAACTCATTGTTGTCGGAACCGAAGTTCAATTCGAAAGAGAATACGTTTCTTTCGAGGCCCTCGACACCGGAATGAAATGGGGATATTCCGGAGATCCGGGAGGACAAATATTCAATTGCTATAAGTCGCAATTTTTTATCCTTCCTTTCGGCCCCGGGACTCGGATCTTTTTCTTAAACACGAAGGGAACTCCCGTCGATATTGCAATCGCGGAGGTTTCTTAAATGGGCGCGCCGTTCACTTATCCCGTTTCATTCTCTCTCCCGTTCGAATCCGAACCGGATCGTTTGAACGGGTTTGTTTCAAAGAACGCTCAAGACGCGATCGAAGAGGCCCTCGCTCTCGCGATTCAAAACGATCGATTCCTTGTCCTCGCGAATTATGGAGGGAACGCGAACAACGGGAGAATCCTTGAGTTTTATCCTGGCCTTGATTCACAAGAGGCCCCCATTGTATTCGGGGCCGGAGGCGCGGCGGTTATTGCAATCACGGCGGCGACAACCGCGAACTCATCGAACGCGGAGATTTCATTTTATGACGTTGCCGCCGATCCGAATTTGAACTCGCCTCTTTATACTCTCGATATGAACGGACAAAAAACGAAAACGGATATCGGTTTTCTCGGAACTCCCGGAGTTCCGGCGATCCCTCTTTTCCCAATGCCTCCAAGCGGAGAACTCGCGGTCAAGGTTTCGTCGTCGAGTATTCAAAAACCTCATCTTCAAATTGTTTTTAGTTCGAGCTTATAAGGAAAGATTATGATTATAAAAAACTTATTGAATCCCGGATCACCTCAAACGTTTGGAGGAGTTCAAATCGACGGAGACGAATCTTATTCAATCGCCGCGAGTGAACTCAAAGGATTTCAACTTGATGAGAAACTTTCAAACGCGTTGACAAGCGATCCTCCGACCGCATCGATCGACGACGTGACCGGATCGGACGGTCTTGAAATACTTCTCGACTCATCAAACGAACCAACAATCACGGCCCCTTTCGCATCGAAAACGGTTGACGGGAAAAAGATCTTTCGAAGAAAACACGGAATCACTCAAGATTGTCCGGTCGGAAACACGACTTTCGAGTTCGTCGTTCCTTATGATCTCGTAAAAATAAACGAACTTGAAGTCGTCAACGGCCAGGCCGGAGACACGGTTGATCTTGTTGTTCACGACACTCCTCAAGGCCATATTCAAATGAGCATGGGCGTTCCTCCGGGATCGATTACTCCGAGCGCGCCATTGAATCAATTCGGTTTTGACGTCGCCCTTCCGGACGGATTCTTTCACGACGAATCTCAATACGACGCCGATCTCATCAAGGATATGAAAATCGTTGTGACTTATAAAAACAACGGAAGTGAAACTTTTAAAAACGGAATGAATATTGTTTATCACGAATTGAAATAAAGGATTGAACATGGCCATCAAGAAAACAACAAAGATCGTGACCTTCGGGATTATCCCTTTGATGATTATTGGAGTTCTCATATATGACGTTTTCGCAATAAGCGAAGGCGGAACGGAGGCCTCAATCTCAAGTCTCTTGATCTCATGGTCTTATAAAATGCCTTTTTTGACTTGGAGTCTTGGATTCTTTCCGGGAGTCCTTGTCGGTCATTTATTTTGGAGAATGAAAGGAAACAAGGACACGATCGAGCTTGATGTAAAAGCAAAATAATCCGATATTGTCCGGACAATTCTTTTCATATACAATTGAAGTATGAAAGAAGAGAAGAAAAACAAATTGACGGACAAGCAAAAAGCGTTTTGTCGCGAGTATCTTGTTGATTTCAATGGAACTCGAGCGGCGACCGCCGCCGGATATACTGAAAAGTCGGCCCGAGTTCAAGCGGCCAAAATGCTAACAAAAGGAAACATTCAAGACGAGATCAAACGTCTCGCCGATGATCTCAATAAGACTCACGGAAATTCAATTGAAAGAATCATTCTCGAATTGCAATTGATCGCGTTCGGCGATTATCAAGACCTTGTTGTTTGGGACGAACACGGAGTCAAGTCATGGGTTCCCTCTTCGGAACTCGGAGACAAATCAAGACTCGTTCAAGAGATCTCGGAGACGACAACTCAACACGGCGGATCTCGTAAAATAAAAACATACGATAAGGTTCGGGCCCTTGAAATGCTCGGGCGATATCATAAGATTTTCACGGATAAGGTTGAACACTCGAACCCGGACGGGACTCTCGCTCCGATCGTGAATATCGTTATTCCGTCCAATGGGCGAGAGGCGAAAGATGAATGACAAAAAAGAAAATAGACGCCGCCGGGTTTTGTATAACGTGCGGACTTCGAAAGGGAATACATAAGGTCGCGAACGATTCATTGAAAAGGATCGAAGAACTCGAAAAGGAAATCGAGGACGCGACAACAATCAACGCGGATCTCGCGAAACAAAACGAACGAATTGAGAGAGAGGGAAATAAACTCAATGGCGAAAACCAACAACTCCGGAAAGAGTTCAAAGAACTCTCCGAATCAAAAAGTTTATAATATAAGTCCCCAGGCCGGGCCTCAAACTTCGTTCCTTGAGAGCGAGGCGGATATTGTTATATATGGAGGGGCCGCCGGAGGGGGGAAAACTTATGCGATCCTCCTCGACTTCCTTCGACACTATGAGAACCCGAAGGCCGGGGGAGTTTATTTCCGGCGAACATATACTCAAATTCGAAACGAAGGCGGCTTATGGGACACGGCCGACGAAGTCTTTCGAAAGGTCGGAGCGGTTCCGAAAGAAGTTTCCTCTCAATGGGTTTTCCCGTCGGGCGCGGCGATCAAGATGGCCCATCTTCAATACGAGAAAAACGTTTATGATTATCAAGGTTCTCAAATCCCTGTAATTTATTTCGATGAGTTGACTCATTTCACGGAGAAACAATTCTTTTATCTTATGAGTCGGAACCGATCAACGTCGGGAATCCGTCCTTATATGAGGGCGACAACAAACCCGGACGTTGATTCCTGGGTTCGAGAGTTTATTGATTATTGGATCGACGAAGAGGGATTTCCAATCGAAGAACACGGAGGACAAATCCGTTTCTTTTATCGAGTCGAGGGGCGTCTTTATTGGGACTCTTCGAAAGAATCTTTGATGAGTCGTTTTCCAAAACTCGCCGAACTCGCCGAACCGAAATCCGTCACGTTCATTCCTTCGAAGGTCACGGACAATCAAATCTTATTGAAAAAAGATCCTAGTTATATGGCGAACCTCCTCGCTCAATCCGCCGTTGAAAGGGCGAGACTCCTTGACGGAAATTGGAATATAAGACCGACGGCCGGAAACGTATTCAAACGATTTTGGTTCGAAGAGGTTGAGGCGACTCCTCCTCTCGTTGAGATTGTTCGTTGTTGGGATCGAGCGGCGACGGAATACAATGAAGGCGACTCGGGCGATCCGGATTATACGGTCGGATTCAAACTCGGGAAAGATGCGAACGGTTTCTTTTATATCCTCGATATAATTCAAGAACGTTTATCGGCCCATAAGGTTGAGGCCTTGATCTTGAACACGGCGAAACAAGACGGAGTCGGAGTCAAGGTCAAAGGATTCCAAGATCCCGGAGGGGCCGGAAAGAATGAGATCGAAAACTTTATTCGATTACTTTCGGGATTTGACGTCGTGTCGGAGAAGATCTCCGTTGATAAGATCACGGCCTCGAAAGGCGCGTCCGCTCAATCGGAGGCCGGAAATATAAAGGTTCTTTCATCGTGTCGCAATAAAGAGGCGTTTTATAATGAGGCGGAAAACTTTCCGGACGCGAATCACGATGATATTATCGACGGATTCACGGGCGCGTTCAATTGCTTGACCGCCGGAAACGTTGGAACTTTTACGGATGATATGGGACAATATGAAGAAAACGATTCCTTGACGGATTTCGAAACAATGGATTGGTGATAAAAATGGGAATACTTGACGGATTATTCGGGAAA